CCGGGAGGTGACTCGTATGGACCCTTAATCGGTCGGTATCGCCAGTCTGCGTAGGCTCGTAGGGAGGTGAAGGATCGACAGAGAGCTCCAGGAGCCAGTTCCGCGCATAGCTCAAAAAAGCGGTCTCGAGTCTCTGCCAAGATAATCTCACGCCACGGATCGCGAGTTTCATGAACTCTCCTTCCATCTGGTCGCTCAAGCCCCCCAGCAACAACATCTCCATCTTTCGTTGCATAATCAAACATCTTCTCCGGTGTCCTTTGGCCACCCAGTATATTTGGGTGACATCCCCCCACATCAAACTGACGAGCATTCCGAGTTCGGTATTCTCTTCCGAAGTCCACAAAAGCATGCAGATGAGTTCCTCCATCGTCGTGATTTTCTCGTCCAATGATGCACTCAGCTCCAAGGTCGCTAAGCATGTTGCAAACCTCGAAAGCATCAAGGTCCCCACACTGAGCGTAAGTGAGGAGAGCGTAGCGTCGGTTGAATCGGAAGGCCATAGTGATGACATAATGATTGACAGGAAAGATGGTTGTAATGTTATACCATCTTTCCATCCTGTCACTGTCAGGTGGAATTGCTCGTCTATAAATACCCCCCTAACCCCCCCTTCACATGCTTCCACATGCCAAAATGCCTTCCCCCTCTTCTATCCCTTTTTCACGTGATTGCTTTGTTTGCCTCGGCAATACTCCCCGCCAAGGTGCCGGACTTGTTATAGTCACTCTTTGTGATGGCTGCTTTCAGGAGATCTTCTCGGAGGACGACTCGTCCTCTACTTCGTCGTCGTCGTCGGGTGTTTCGCCAGCGCCGTACCCTGAGATTCCGCCGTTCGTATCGCCGAACACGGATGTCCCGTCGCAGAGTTCTCAACATTAGCTCAACCAAGAAGAGGGATGCTCGCATGCCCTTTTCTAATATCAACAACCCCGGAGATCCCCCTTCCGCTACTACTGCCGTCCTTTCAGCCGGCATCCAGTACATCATCCCACATGTTGTCACTGCAATGGACAAGACCCCCGCTACTGCGGTGGTTGACATTGAAAACTACCGAACTAAGTCCGATATTTACTTCCGAGGTTACAAGGAGAATATGACTTTCATCCCCAACAACGGCAATGCCTGGATTTGGCGTCGTGTTTGTTTCACCCTTCGTGGCGGCGAGATCTATCAGAACGAGACTATTACTACTCCACTGCGGCTGGAAGTAGCTCCTCAGGGTTTTACTCGCACTATCACCAACGCTAATGGCTCAGCCCTTGGCACAGCCATCCTCGATGTCCTTTTCCGCGGAGAACAAGGTCAAGATTGGTCTAGCGTGTTCAACGCCCCCACCGATAATCGTCTTGTGACTGTCATGTATGATAAGACACGTACTCTCTTGGGTGGTAACGGAGAATCCCGTCTCCACAATTATCGAATCTGGCACCCAATGAACAAGAACTTCCATTACGATGATGCCGAGGCTGGTTCCTCTGAACTTTCATCTGTTTACCATACCATGGGTAAGCAGGGAATGGGAGACTACTACATTGTCGACTTTATCACATGCTCGAATACTACTGCTGGTTCAGCCACTATGGGATTCATCCCTAATGGCATCCTCTATTGGCATGAGAGGTAGTACAGTGCTGTTAGCACTGTATGCACACTGTGCCTAACTGGTTAGGGTTAGGGTTAGGGTTAGGGTTAGGGTTAGGGCGCAGCGTGCCTCCGGCTGAGGAGTGCCTTGAGCGAGCATACGGAGTATGTTATTTAGAATAGCGGTCTATCAATAAAGACAAAGGTACAATTGTCGTCCAACCAATCAGCATCGGCCCCCTTGTGTGTACGGGGGTCATCATTTGCTAGCCAAATAGCTGGCTTGCCCCAGGTGATCAACTTCTTCCCTCGGTACTTGTCCGTCGCGTAGAATTGCTGTTGATGTCCAAGCCAGAACTTATAAGCATGAAAGAATTCCAAGCCACCTTGCATGTCGTCGAATATAGCGTAATCCACATCCTCCTCAAACTCATCCAAACAGAACAGTCCTCCAAAGTAAGCATGCTTCTGGCGTAAGGAGCGTGCCCACATGGTCTTACCCAATCGGGTCGGACCAACCACAATCAAAGACTTGCCACGTCGTCCAGGCTGATATCCTTCCAAATTCTCTTGTACCCAATCATCGAGTTCTGGAACGTTTGATGTGTCAAAACGTATGCCGGGAGGTGACTCGTATGGACCCTTAATCGGTCGGTATCGCCAGTCTGCGTAGGCTCGTAGGGAGGTGAAGGATCGACAGAGAGCTCCAGGAGCCAGTTCCGCGCATAGCTCAAAAAAGC